ACCGAACTCAGCCATCAGGGCGAAAAATGTGGAAATCTGCTTCACGAGGCTTTCTCCATTTCGATCTGCTCTGCGAACTCTTTGCGCAGGAATTCCAGGCCGGCAGGGCTAACCAGCGTTTTGGCGCTGTGCTGCAGGCCGCGAACGGGGTGGTTGAATGCTTTGGTTTCCACCTTGAACAGGCCGCGCTGGGTGTAGCGCCAATTGGGCAGGCGGTACTTGTCCAGAATGCCCCGGCTCTTGAGTGCCTGAATCATCTTGCGTGGGCCAAGGTTCAGCGTTTTCGCGGCTTCGGCGAGGGTGATGTATTCGGGGATCATGCGGCCTCCCTGTCTCCGGTGCGGAGATCATCAAGGTTGGTTGGCATAACGATGGGGTGGTCGTCTGCATCCCGGCGGTTGGCTACACGAATGCGCGCCACCCGTGGGGTGCGAACGGTTGCCGGCTGGTCGCTGGCGCCAGGCAGGGCATTGCCGAGAATCAGCAGGCCGATGGCCAGCTGCCGCGCTTTCACCAGGCCGGCTTTCCATGCACGGCTGATCAGCAGCTGCCGGTTAGGGGCGTCGAATCGGCGCAGAAGGGCGATCATGTGGAACTTCACCGTGCCCAGCGTGATGCCCATCAGCATGCCGATGGCTTCGTTTTCCTTGCCCTCGACTACCCAGGCCAGAACTTCACGCTGACGTGGGGTCAGGGTGCGGTCTGGGTCTTGGATTTCGAATTCTGTTCCTGGGAAAGTAGTCATTGGCGTCACCGCAATTAGTTAATGGGTAATAGATTAGCCAAAGACGAATTGAGGAGTCAATAAAACTAACTGTTTTTTTAACTATTGCGGCCTATTTTCATGGGGCAGGTGGGGCTTAGTGGATTCAGGGCCAAAAAAAAGCCCCGGAGGCTCTCTGGCCTGCGGGGCTTTCTATTAACGGGATTTATTCGGAAAATGGGCGTTTTTCGTAAACTTCGGCGCGCCTAAGTTTTGCAAGTGTCCTTACGAATCGGCCGATTCGCTGGCGTTGTTGATCAATGCCCCGCGTAGCCTGTTCCATGTTCATCGTTGCGGATTTGCGTACTTCTGCAAGCTCTTTAGTGGGAAATGGGCGACTTGGTTGGAGATTGGTTATTTGCCGAGTGTAGAACGCGCAGTTTGAGATTGCGGACGTTAGTTGTTCCGGTACAACTTCTCCGTCTTTGTCCCGCCAAAATGCGATGACCAAGTCTTCCAGCTTTTCAATTTTGTCTAAAGAGGTGTCGATAGCTTTATTGACTTCGGTGTTGTCGGTTATCTTGCGTATTTGTTTGCTGCGGGCTTTCCACATAAACCATGCGAAAAACCACCCGGCGAGTGCAACAAGCCATCGCATGAGGTTCTCAAGGACCGAGACGGACGAAGCTTCGGCCATTTAAAGCCAGTCCTCTTGGGAGTTAGAAGATGCGTCGGTGAGATAAGATCTCACCTCTTCCGCTAAACTTGGGTCTTCTTCGGAAATGATGTGTGATGCAAGCTCGTTCGCCTGTTCGGTGGTGATGCTTTTATTTCTGATCAGTCCGCCAAAAGCTTCTTCCAGGAACGATGAGCCGTAACCGAAGGTTCCATCTAGGTCGATAGTAATGTTGCCACCATGCTCTTTGATGGCTGGCACTAGGATTTTCTCTCTAAATTCCTCTCCGGAGTATGGACCGAGGTCTCGGTATCTCGGGCCGGGGAATTCCGTAAACTCTCTGACTCGAATCGTTTTCACGCTGCTAGTTCCTCAAGCGGGACGCTCCATTCAATGATAGTCCCCAGGATGGATTTTTTCTGTTCGTTCAGGGCCCCTACTTTGTACTTTTGGCCTGTCAAAAGAGTGGTATTTTTGTCGTGGAAACAGCCCTTGTTGCTGTAGATCGTTAACCGGGCGCCAGGGTAATGGTTGAGTAAATCTCTTATGTCTTTGCCGCCTTTGCCTCTGTGACTCTGTTCGGTGCGACTGCTTCTGAGGTATGTGGAGGCGTGGATCATTTCAGAATCGCGCGTTCCTTTCAATTTTAGCTTTTCCAGAACTACCCGTATTTTGTCCCACGAGTGCTTTTGGGGCACGGTGGTCGGAATTCCGACGCCGAGGTCGCATACTGCAACTACTAGCCGTCCCATCATAATGCCCACAAACATCCACCATCGCTTGTCATCTAGGTCGAGCCCGTCGGGTCTGGCGCTCGGATATGCGTGATCCACACAATTCGAGATGGCTTCTATCGCACCTCTGTAAAGGCGCCGCTTTGCCGCTGGTGAGAGTTCGTTATCTACGTGATTAAGTAGCTTTCCAGCGATCTCTCCTTCCGCCACCGTGCCTTGGCTATGCTTCCAGCATGATACATTAGGATAGATGGGTAGTTGTCTCTGCTTAATCTTTGTTAACTGAAAAAAGCCTATCTGGTTTAGAACTGCCTCGACCGTATAGGTTTCGTTGCCAAACTTTGATGAGTGCTGCACGGGTGGGCGAATACACGAAAATTTTACATCTGGAAATGCTCTAACCAGTCGATCTAGCTCTGATATGAAAAGCAGGCCGGCTGAAACAGTTATTTGCTTCGTATCTCTGAAGCAAATACGTACTTTTTTTGAACGTGAAACTGCTCGCCTGAGGCTCTTCAAAAAATCGACGGTGCGCTCATGGTCCTTTTCATCATATAGATTGATTAAAGGCGGGGCTTTGACTTCGTCGTGCCAGCCATCACTTTTTGCTTTCTGGCGTCGGCTTCGTTTGTTATTTAGACGCTGGCGTCGTTCCTCTGTCCCATTCCGAACAGTGCGCCAATGTCTTTTTTGATCAATCTTGTTTTTTAGCTCTTTGTCGATCGAAGCTTTTTTCATCCAATTCCCTGACAAATAGGATCGTTTTATTCGGCAACCGCATGGTATGACGGGTATCGAGCTGCCTTTTATTTTTTTGAGGACGCGATCGCATTGAGGGTGGATGCGATTCCTTCAGCTATTGCGGGAGTGAGAACCTCTGCGGCTGTTAGGTGCGCTATGCACTCGACAAGCCTGGCGTGTTCTGGAGACGCTTTTGCGATGTCTGCCAACGGAGATTGGCTGGGGGTGTAGTCCGAATCTGTGTAAGTTTTCGGGCCTTCACCGAAGGCCAGCCACCAAAATCTGTATCCGGTTAGCTCTGCCAGGCCTTTTAAGTTGTCGAGGTTAATCGACCCTTTCCGCTTCCAGTTCAAGACTGAAGTCCGGGCAACGCCAAGTGTATCTGCGATTTCGCTCATAGCGAGTGGGCCGCTCTCTATGGCTTCCCTGACTCGTCTTGCTCTGGCATTGGATTGATCGTCGCTCATGGTGTGCATGTTAGCCGTTCTCTAACTCGCTGGTAAGTAACTTTAGTTGACAGCTAATTAGGTTTTAGCTAGTTTGCCAAAGACTAATTAGCGAGTAGCCTATGGATATTAATAATCAACTTCAGAGTTTGGTGGAATGCTTGGGTAGTAAGGTCGAAGTAGCTCGAGTATGCGGAGTTAAACCACCGACACTTCACAATTGGACTCGAATTCCTGCTCACCATGTTCTTGCTTTGGAAGATGCAGTTAAGTGCGCTGGGGGTAAGATTGATCGTTACTCCATGCGGCCGGACATCTTCGGTGAGTCTCCTCAGTCTACTGAGAGACAGTCTGTCGCATAACTGACCGAGTGGACGGCGTGCATATGAGGAATTTGGAGAGTCGACATGCGTTCACAGTGGAATGACGCTGAGGACCAAGCCTTACAGGGGCTTACGCCAGAGGCCCAGGTGATCTATCTGCGGGGCTTTCGGCGGTATATGGACTACCGCACTGGCGTAGCCGGCGGGTCGGCGCGGAAGCTGTCTTACCGGGCCATGGCAGAGCTGATTGCCGTGGACCCGGATTGGGGCAGTCAGCGCAAGCGGGCGGAAACCCCGACCCTTGGCCGTGTGCGTGCCCGTGTGGCGGAGCTGGAGCGTGCCGGGCTGGTGGTGAACCATGGTTCCAGCCGCAGCCGGGGGCTTGTTTTTAAACTGCCGCTGGCTGATGCGGGATTAGTCCGCCCGGAAAAGGAACAACACAAGGAACCGCACAGGGAGCAACACAAGGAACCGCATAGCGGGAAAGTGGTTAACCTCCCGAAAACACGGGAGATTGTGCCGGTAGAGCAGGGCAGGAACGACACAGGGAGTAGCACAGGGAGCGACACAAGGAACAACACACATCTGTTTAACTCTACTGGACTTAACTCTACTAACGCGGGCGTGCGCGATATTGAAGCCTGGCCCGACACCTTCCAGCCCCAGACTCCAGCAGAGTGGGGCTCCTTCCTTGGCCGGGAGCGGCTATGGGCATTCCATCGAGTCTCCAGGCCAAAACTCATTGCTGTGTACCAGTGCTGGACCCAGTGGGCCCTGAGTATTGGTGATCTCAGGCAAATCATGGCGTGTGCAGAAGCCAGCCTGGGGCGCATTCCAGATGGCCCGGAGTACTACAAGAACTTTGCTGAGGCCTATGTTACCGAGCGGGACAGGCTCAGCCAGAGCATCCAGAACAACCAACAGGGGAGTATCCATGGCGCAAATGCACCAGATTCAGGGCGTCGTTCAAAACGTGATGAGCGGGCTGCAGTCCAGAGGCAACTCACAGACCCCGACTACGCAATCAACAACTGGTGACCGCTTCACACGGGAGCAGAAGGCAAAAGCCGTGTTGTTCTTCAGTCGGCTCCAGTTGATCTATGGCCACAGGTTCACGGTTCAGTGGCCGGATGAGAAAACCATCAAGCTTGCCCGCAGGGAGTGGGCCCATGAGATCGACACCCTGACGGTGGACGAAATCGAGAAGGTCTTGCAGCGGGCGAAAGCCAAGCTCATTGAGGGTGATGGTGATTTCTACTGGCCCGATGTAGGGCGGATTCTCGGGCTGGCTCGGGACAATCGAGCAGCAGGCCACAAGCCATTTCAGCCTGCCTTGCCTGCTGGTGAGGCGGTGGTGAACGCGAGGCGGAAGATGGCCAGAAAGGGCCTGGCCAAAGCGAGGCAAGCCCTTGGAGGTGCCCATGCTAAGTGATACCCAGCAGCGGTTAACCGAGTGGGCCCGTTGGGTGAAAACCAGTGATAGCGGGCTGCGTATGGGGTACAACCGGGTGAGCCTTGTGCCGGCGGGCTCTGTTGCCATGCCGGTGTGCTCGGATGAGCAGGCCCTGATGGTAGACCGTGCCATTGCCCGTTTGAGGCAGCGAGACCAGAACATGGCAGAGGTGCTGGTGATGGCCTATTCCTGCGGGTTCAGCCTGACTCGCATTGCCCGTGAGGCTGGGATTGGCAGCCGGGAGCGGGCGCGGTACCTGTTGGGTGCTGCAGAGGCCTGGATTGACGCCTGCATAGTTAGTCAATAGCGAATATGTAATTCAACATGTTGACATCCTGCATGCAGAAAACTACTCTCTTTCCCGTAAGGTGCAGGAAGTGCATCTGAGGACTCGCAGCAAACACTCTTGATACTCCTTCAACCCGGCCCAGCGCCGGGTTTTTTTATGGCTGGAATCATGAACAGACAACTCCTTCTGGAACAACTTGAGCGCCATGAAGGCCTGCGCCTGAAGCCATACCGGGACACCGTGGGCAAGCTGACAATCGGCTATGGCCGTAACCTGGATGATCGCGGGATCAGTGAGGATGAGGCCGGGTTCATGTTGGATAACGACATTGACCAGGTGGTGGCAGAGCTGGAGCGCCTGCCGTTGTGGCTGAGCCTGAATCCTGTTCGGAAAGTGGTGCTGGCCAATATGGCGTTCAACATGGGCGTGCCCACGCTGCTGGAGTTTCGGCGCATGTTGGGTGCCCTGGCTGAGAAGGACTGGGACGGAGCGGCTGTAGAAATGCTGGACAGCAAGTGGGCCCGGCAGGTGGGCAGTCGTGCGAATGAGCTTTCTGAACTGATGAGGCGGGGTGAGGCCCCGCAATGAGTGAGGATATGAGCGATCGCAGAGGCTGGCACGTTGATAAGGGCATTCCCATCGCGGTGATTATTACCGTGATTATCCTGGCGGTATCGATTTCGCGGGATCAGTCCAAGCAGGATGAGCGCATTTCTCTGGTTGAGACTTCTGTTCAGATGCTGCAACAGGCTCGCCTGAACGATCAGGAGCGGGCAGAGAAGAACTTTGACGAGCTGAAGCTGGATCTGCGAGCCATGAATGCCAAGCTGGATCGGCTGATTGAGAGTGAATATGGCCGATAGCCACCCGAACCCGGGCCAGTGGTGGTTTCACCGCCGCCTGATGGCTTATGCCAGCTTGCTGGGCTTGTATGTGATTCTGGCCCAGATTCTGTTGGGTGGTATCTCTCCGGAGCTGGTACCGCTGGCACAAACTCTTTGCTGGGTGTTCAGTGCCAATCTTCTGTACTACTACGGCGGCAATGCCGTTGAGTACCTCAAGGATCGCAAATGACTTTCAAGGTGAAGCTTCTGATTGTTGGTTTGGTGCTTGGAACGGTTGCTCTGGGTAGCTGGACGGCTCGGGGTTGGTTTGAGGATGCCAAGCGGCTGGCTGTGGTTGAAGACAGGCAGGAGCTGGCAGAGCAGATCAGGGGCGATATCTCGGGCATTGCCAAGTCGGTAGAGACTCGGCTTGGTGAGCTTCGGGCCAATGAGCGTGTTATTGATCGGGGAATCATTCGTGAGATTCAGAAGCCTATCTATCAGCGTGTGTGTGCTGAGCCTGATGTTGTCCGCATGCTCAACGCAGCCCTTCGGGGGGAATCTGTCGCCGGACCAGCAGAACCTGCTGGTGAGGTGCCCGCTGGTACCGGCACAGCTCCGGAACGGGCAGGGCGGTGAGATGGTGCTGGTGATTAAGGATGTTGCTGCTGAGTACCACGACTGTGCCACCAGGCATAACGGCCTTGTGGATGCATGGGAGCAGCTGAACTGATGCCCGCTGCAATCCCCAGGCAGTGCAGGCAGCACACTTGCTCTGCCACTACCACCGCCCGCAATGGTTACTGTGAGGCGCACCAGGCTCTGGCCAGCGGCTGGATGGATGAGCGCAGAGGCTCCAGTACTGAGCGCGGCTATGGTGGCCGATGGCGTAAGCTGCGGGAGCGAATCATGCGCAGGGATAAATGGCTGTGCCAGCCGTGTCTGGCAATGGATCGTGTGATGCCGGCCGTAGCGGTTGACCATATTGTGCCCAAGGCTGAGGGCGGTACCGATGGAGACGAGAACTTGCAGGCTATTTGCAAGACTTGTCACAAACTGAAAACTGAAAACGAATCCAAGCGGGCGCGGGCAAAGCTGCGGGCCCGGGGGCGGGGTCAAAACTTTCCAGCGTGAAGGTGGTCGACCGCTGCCTATCTGTGATTTTTTCTGATGGCAAAATTGAGGTAGGGGGGGTATCCGAAAGGGTGCCCCTTTTTTTATGACTGCAGGACGTAGACCAAAGCCAGCACAGCTGAAGGTTCTGGAAGGAAACTTCCGTAAGGACCGGGACAGCCACGGTGCAAATGAGCAGCGGCCGATCGGCCTGCCGGAATGCCCGAAGTGGTTGCCGCGCTCGGCGAAGAAGTACTGGTCTGAGGTCGGGCCCCAACTGGAAAAAGCCGGGCTGATCTCCCTCCTGGATCAGGCGGCGTTTGCCGCGCACTGCGATTCGGTTGGCAAGTTTGAGGAGATCACCAAAAAGCTGAAGCGCCTGGAGGACATGGTGGACTTCACGCCGCAGAACTACGCGGTGCAGTCGGTGTACTTCCAGATCCGTAACAAGCTTTGGGACCAGGTGATGAAAAGCGCCAATGAGTTTGGCCTTACGCCGGCCGGTGCCAGCAAGGTGAAAGCGCCTTCGCAGGGCCAGCTGGATCTCGGCGGGTTTGAGAGCATCTGATGGCCAGAGACTACGTTGCCATTGCGATGGAGTACATACGGCAGGTGCTCGACGGTGAGATCCCGGCCTGTAAGTGGGTGCGCCTTGCGTGCCAGCGCCAGCTCAATGATCTGAAGCGTGAAGGCACGGCGGAGTTCCCTTACTGGTTTGAGCCGGCTTTGGCCAACCGCGTATGCCAGTTTATCGAGCTGCTGCCACACGTTAAGGGTGAATGGGCCCGCGAGCGCAAGCGCCTGGAGCTTTCGCCCTGGCAGATCTTCCGGTTGACCACGGTGTTCGGCTGGATCAACCAGGAAGGCTACCGCCGATTCAAGACAGCTTACAACGAGATGCCCCGGAAGCAGGGCAAGTCGTCGGAGACATCCGGCGTTGGCCTCTACCTGTTGACGGCAGACGGTGAGCCGGGCGCTGAGGTATACAGCGCCGCCACTACTCGTGACCAGGCGCAGATTACCTGGAAGGACGCCAAGCAGATGGTAGATCGCACCCCGGGCCTGAAGGCGCGGTTTGGTGTGGCGACCAGTTCCCACACGGTTTTCGTGGAGCAGACCAACAGCGTTTTCAGATCGCTGAGCCGTGACCAGGGCGGTAACCATGACGGTCTGAACGTTCACGGCGGCCTGATTGATGAGCTGCATGCTCACAAAACCCGGGAGATATTCGACGTTATCGAGACCGGTACCGGCGCCCGTAAACAGCCTTTGCTCTGGTTGATTACCACGGCAGGCTTTAACCGCGCAGGCATCTGCTATGAGCAGCGGGCCTACGTGACCAAGATCCTGGAGGGCGTGGTTCAGGATGAGAGCTATTTCGGAATCATCTACACGATCGATGATGACGACGACTGGACAGACCCGGCCAGCTGGGCGAAGGCCAACCCCAACTGGGGTGTGTCGGTAAACCCGGAGGACATCGAGCGTAAGGCCCGCAAAGCCATGACCATGGCGGCCGCAACGAACAACTTCCTGACCAAGCACCTGAACGTCTGGGTGAACGCAGACACCGCCTGGATGGATCTGCAGGCATGGGAGCGGTGCGGCAATCCGGCGCTCACACTGGAAAGTTGCGCTGGCCGTAAGGCGTGGATCGGCCTGGATCTGGCCAGCAAAATCGACATCGCAGCCCTGATGGTTGTGGTGGAAGACGACGACGGCGGTTTCACAACCTTTGGCAAGTACTACATCCCGGAGGATGCGGCGGAGGATGGCCGCAACCAGCACTATGCAGGCTGGGCCCGGCAGGGATTGGTAACGCTGACACCAGGCGCAACAACCGACTTCGCATTTATTGAGGAAGACTTACGGGAGCTGGCCAGCCTGCTGGATATCGAAAGCGTGGGGTTTGATCCCTGGCAGGCCACGTATCTGGCCACCCGCATGCTGGAGGAAGGTTTGCCGATGATCGAATACCGGCAGACCGTTCAGAACATGAGTGAACCGATGAAGACGCTGGAGGCGCTCACGCTGGAGCAGCGAATCCGGCACAACGGCGATCCGGTGCTTACCTGGATGATGTCTAACGTGGTGGCGCACCTGGACGCCAAAGACAACATCTATCCGCGAAAGGAATTTCCTGAAAACAAGATCGACGGGGTTGTGGCGCTGATCATGGCCTTGGGGCGTGCCATTCGCTCTGAGGGCGACCCGGTGCAGCCATCCATTTACGACACTTCGGACGTGACATGCTGATGACCATTATCACTTTCCTGATCGGGCTGGTAGGCGCTTTGCTGGTGGCCTTTGGTGCCTGGCTGGTGTTCCCGCCGGCAGGCTACATCGTTGGGGGGCTGCTCTGCCTGATGTGGTCGTTCATGAGCGCCCGTGCTTTGGCTCTGCGGGAGTTCCAGGCGTCGCAGAAACCGAGGGGTGAAGGCTGATGTTTCTTTCCAGCTTCTTTCAGTCCGCGGCTTCTGGCAGTCGAAATACCGGCAGCGATTGGAGCAACTGGGTTAGCTCCATGTCTTCCCGCAGTGCTTCCGGAGCCATGGTTAACAAGGACACGGCGCTGGCGCTTACCGCCTTACGTGGCTGTGTAACGCTGCTGGCGGAATCTGTGGCCCAGCTGCCGTGCGAGCTATACCGCCGAACTGGGGATGGCAACCGGGAGCGGGCCACCGATCACCCGCTGTACGACGTGATCCATTCTCAGCCAAACCGCAAAGACACGGCCTTTGAATATTACGAGCAAGCCCAGGGCGCGCTGGGCCTGGATGGTAACCATATTGCCCTGATCGATCGGGATGGCGCGGGCTACGTGCGAGAGCTGATTCCCGTCAGCAATGCCAAGGTGCGAGTGCTGAAGGGCAACGATGGTATGCCTTATTACCACTTGATTGACCAGAACGAGATTCTGCCTTCGCGCATGGTGCATCACATCAAGGGCTTTTCCCTTGATGGCTACGTTGGTGTTTCGCCCATTGAGACCAACGCAGACGCCATTGGCCTGGCGATCGCGACAGAGGAACACGCCTCAGCGGTGTTCTCCCGTGGTACCACCATGTCTGGTGTGATTGAGCGGCCGCGTGAGGCTGCGCCGATTACTGACCAGGCAAAGCTGGATCGATTGCTGAGCAAGTTCGCGGAACGCCATAGCGGTATTCGGAACATGTTCAGCGTTGCCATGCTCCAGGAGGGCATGACCTATAAGCAGCTGGCCATGGACAACGAAAAGGCCCAGCTGCTGGAAAGCCGTAAACATTCCTCGGTGACCGTGTGCCAGCTGTATAAAGTGCCGCCGCACATGATCCAGATGATGGACCGGGCCACGTTCAACAACATTGAACACATGGGCCTGCAGTTTGTGATCTACACGCTGCTGCCGTGGATCAAGCGCCATGAGGGCGCCATGATGCGGGATCTGCTGCTGCCTTCCGAGCGGTCTGATCTCTACATCGAATTCAACGTTAGCGGGTTGCTTCGCGGTGATCAGAAGTCCCGCTATGAAGCCTACGCGATCGGCCGGAACTGGGGCTGGCTTTCTGCCAACGATGTGCGCCGGCTTGAAAACATGCCGCCGATCACTGGCGGTGATCGCTATCTCGCTCCGTTGAACATGGCTGAGCCGGGCAATTCTGCTAAAGCGCTGAACGCCACTCCTGACCAAATGAAAGAGATTGAGGACATCCTATGTCGCGCATGATCAATTATCCGCACGTCGCTTCCATGGTGTTCGGTGTGCCGCTGTTTGCCACGCCCGCTCTGGTGACGGCTGTTAAGTCAGTGCTGGAGCCGCGCTTGCTCGGTAAAGATATTGAATCTGTTGATCGCCTCGCGCCGGCGGCGTTGGTTGACGATGAGCAGAGGGTGGCACAGACAGAGCAAACTTCCGCCCAGCTGGCCGTTATCCCGGTGCACGGCATTCTGGTACCGCGCCGGGGTGAGATCACCGAAAGCTGTGAGGAGCTGGTCTCTTACGAATTGCTCCGGGGCCAGATTGAAGCGGCCCGCCGGAATGACCAGGTGGCAGAGATAGTGTTGGATTTCCACACCGGGGGCGGTTCTGCTCTGGGCTGCAAAGAGGCCGCGGACTATATCCGCATGGTCTCAGCTGAAAAGCCCATCACCGCACTGATCAACTTTGCGGCGTGTTCTGCGGGGTACTTCCTGGCGTCGGCCTGCTCAAAGATCGTGGCCAGCCCCACAGCCATGGTGGGTTCCATTGGCGTGATCATCGAAACCTACGATGTGAGCCGGGCAGAGGAAGCGGCCGGCATCACCTTCAATACTTTCTACCGGGGTGGGCACAAGAACGATGCATCTCCCCATGAGCCCATCACCGATCAGGCCGCTCAGGAAATCGGCAAGCGCCTGGATGCGGCCTATGAAATGTTCACCAGTTCTGTTGCGGAGTATCGCGGCCTTGATGTGGAGGTCGTGATTGCGACAGAGGCTCGAGTGTTCTCCGCCAAGGAAGCGCTCAGCCTGAAACTGATTGACGAGATTGCGCCCGCGCAAGATGCGGTGAATGCCATCGCGGCAAGTTACCGACAAACCGGGCAGGGCAGTGGGCGCCGGATATCGGCACAAGCCCACGCCCTGAATACCCAATGCCAGCTCTAGCCACGCGGCGGAGCAGCTAACCAGGCGGCCAGATGGCCGCCTTTTTTGTACCTGGAAAAATGAGGAAAGCGATATGCCTATGCCCATGATCGAAGAACTCCGCCGCAAGCGCGCTGAGGTGAACCAGAAGGTTCAGGCCCTGGCGGCGGCAGAGCAGGAGTCTGGTGAACTCACCGCAGAGCAGCTGACAGAGTTCGACTCGCTGAAGGCGGAATTTGATCAGCTCACCCAAAAGATGAACCGAGCGGAAGAGGTGGAGTGTATGCAGGCCGCTTCTGCTGAGCCGGTTACTCCGAGTGCTGGTGGCCGCGCCCCGGCTATCCACACCAAGCCGGAGCTGAAGCAGTACCCGGGTGCCAGCGCCGCCCGTATGGTGATGTCCATCGCGGCCGGTGGCGGCAACCTGCAGGATGCGGTGAAGTTCGCCCGCACCGAGATCGGTGATATGGACGTGGCCATGGCCATGGAAACCGGCTCTGGCTCCGGTGGCGCCCTGGTACCGGACAACATGCACGATGAAGTTATCGAGCTGTTGCGGCCCCGCACCGTGGTTCGTCAGCTGGGCGCCCGTAACGTTCCGCTGCCCAACGGCAACCTGTCCATGCCTCGCATGAGTTCCGGTGCCACTGCCGGCTACGTGGGTGAGGGCAACGATGTCCTGGCCAGCGAAGGCAGCACCGACGATGTGAATCTGTCTGCGAAGACGATGATCACGCTGGTGCCGATGTCCAACCAGCTGATCGGCCGGGCCGGATTCCGCATTGAGCAGATTGTCCTGAACGACATGATCAACGCCATGGCGGTTCGTGAGGATAAAGCGTTCTTGCGGGACGATGGCACCAGCAACACGCCGAAGGGCTTCAAGTCTACCGCCACCGATGCCGGCCGCACCGTTGCCTGGTCTGGTACCGCTGACCTGGCCACCATTGATGCCTACCTCGACAGCATGATCCTTCAGCTGATGAACAGTGACAGCCTGCTGATTCAGCCAGGTTGGGCCCTGTCTCCGCGTAGCTACATGAAGCTGTTCGGCCTGCGCGACGGCAACGGTAACAAGGTTTATCCGGAACTGGCGCAAGGCCAGCTGAAGGGTTACCCGATCAAACACACCACCACCATTCCGAACAACCTCGGTACCGGCACCAACGAGTCTGAAATCTACTTCGCAGACTGGAACGACGTAGTGATCGGTGAGCAGGAGAACATGAAGGTCGACTTCTCCCGAGAGGCTACCTACAAGGACGCCGGCGGCAATCTGGTGTCTGCGTTCTCCCGCAACCAGTCCGTGGTTCGTGTGGTGGCTGAGCACGATATCGGCTTCCGCCACCTGGAGGGGCTGGTGCTGGGTACCGGCGTTACCTGGTAAACCCGTGGCGGCGTTCTGCCGCCACTCACTTTCTTAATTTCAGGAGTAACAGCCATGGCTGAGCAAACCAAAAAAGCTGAAGACGCACCGAAGAATGACAAGGTGTTGATCACCTTTACCAAGCCCTGGAGCCGTTATAGCCGGGGTGATATTGCGGGCTTCAGCGCTGAGGAAGCGGAGCGCCTGGTAAAAGGCAAGGTTGCCGTTAAGGGCACCAAGTTGCCGGCAACCAAAGCAGACCAGGAACCAGAGCCGAAAGCCTGACGGTATGCCGGCTTCGGCCGGCTGAGGAATTGCCCGAATGATCACAGTTGAAGAGGCGAAAGCCCACTGCAGGATTGAACACGGCGCTGAGGATGGCTTGATTACGTCCTTGATTGCCGCTGCCTTCCGGTACATCGAGAACCGCACTGGTCAAACCTTTGACCAGGTGAGTGGCGCGGAAATGGTGCTCGATGCTCTGCCGGCTGGCGGTGCCGGAATTGAACTGCAGTGGACGCCCGTTCGCGCCATTCAGGGACTGGTGTATCTGGACCCGCAGGGGGGTGAGCAAACCCTGTCAGCGGCTGATCTTTCCCTGGACGTGCGGGGTGTTTACCCGGAGCTTTACCCGGTTAACGAATGGCCGGAAAGCAAAGCCCAGCGGGCGTCGGTGAAGGTGACTGCTGATATCGGTTATACCGAATTGCCGGCAGATGTTCGGGCGGCCGCTCTGCTGATCATCGGCCACTTGTATGAAAACCGGGAGGCGGTCGTGATCGGAACGATTGCGACTGATCTGCCCATGGGCGTTGAGCTTCTGCTGGCGCCTTACGTGATCCATAGGGTGGGGTGATATGCAGGCCGGAAAGTTGAGCGATCGCGTCACTTTGTATGGGGCCAGAACCGAGAACCCGGAGCCAGCGTGGCCTGTTGTCGGCAAGCTCTGGGCTGGGTTTCAGGAGCCGCGTTCGGTTGCAAGGGGAGAGCAGACTGGCATCCGGGCAGTGGGTAGCACCTACATTCAGGCGCGGTACCACCCCAATCTCGCGCACGGCCAGCTTATTCAGCGTGGTGATGACTGGTACATCGTTGAGTCTGTTGAACCGGGCCGCAGCCGTAGTGAGCTGGCAATCTCTGGCCGCCGGATCATCGGACATGCTGCGACCTATCGGCAGAGCGGTGAGGTAACTGATGTGCCGGTATTGGCTTTCCTCACCAGGGAAAACATCTATGTGGGGCCCATGAGTGAGCCCCGGCACCAGATTGAATTGTTTCAGCCCCAGCTGCCGTACCCCTGGGGCCGCCGTGGCGACACCATCACCCTGCGCGGTACCACCTACACCGTGGATGGAGTGGTGGAGGGGAGTGATGATGGTGTAACGCTCACAGTGATGGTGACTCGCTGATGGCTCGTCCGCGGATTGATTTCGATAACAGGGAGCTAGTGAACTTTGTCGAGAAAGCAGAACAAATGCCAGCCGCTATTCGCAGGGCTTCTCGACGTTCCCTTAACGATCAGGCGAGAGATAGTAAGCGGGAATTGTCCACCCAAATCTCAACCGATGGTATCTCGCGAGCTAAGGCGGGTGGCCAGATCGAAGTCCGCAGGGCCACCAACAAAAAGCAAGTTGCGGTGCTTCGCCCAACTAGCCGGCGCATCCCATTCAAGTACTGGAAGACAACCGTAAAGCCAACGGACAGCACCGGCACTCGTGCCAGTGTCTGGATCAGAAAGGATGGCCAATTAATGCGGGTGTGGGGCTTCGTTAACCCCAAAGGCAAGAAGCGCCGGATTCTTACCCGGTATCGCAAGGCGGGTGAAGATCGGATCAGAGATGCGGCGGGACACAGTATCAAGCTTCACTTCCAGGCAGCTATTGCTGATGGGCGCTATTTGAGTGCGGTGAAAGATGACCTGTCCAGACGCTGGATTGATTACTTCAATGAAGAGCTGAAGAAATGACCGATAAAGCAAAAGCCACTCAGGTGGTGGATGAGTTAATCGCCCGCTTGAATGAGATCAGCCCCGACAACGGCTACTTCCACGCTTTGCCGGCGCCCGTGATGGATGATGATCCGGCTCTGTATTTTGATGAGCACACCAAGCTGCCCTGCATGGGTGTCCGGAATATCGGAGATAGAGTAACCACCCAGTCCCGAACCGCAACCAACCAGACGCGCACGGTAGAGATTGTGGCTTTTGTGGAGCGCCAGCCAAACGGGCGGGCAAACCAGGACAAGCTGCTGCAAGACATTTACCGAACCCTGTTCAGGCCAGAGAGCCTCAAGCTTGATGGCCTGGTAGTCGAGATCGAAGCCGGCGAGGCTCAGCTCGACGATGTTGAACTCGGCACAAAGATCCTTCCGATCTACCTGCCGATCACCCTCACGTACAACACCCTGAACTGGAGATAAACCATGTCCTACAAAGACACTGGCCTGATTTTCGCCGGCAACGTTTACATGGCCCCGATCGTAAATGAGGTGCCAACGGATTTTGCCGGCCCCATCAACGTAACGCAGCTGGAGCTGACGCCGCCATCACCGGAAGCGATCGACCGCACCAGTTACCAGCGCGACACTTACGGGCAGGTATTGGACTCCGTGAACCTGCCGGGCGAAGCCCCGCGTATGGCGATGTCCTTTGACTCTCTGCCTGCTCTGTTGCTGGCCGATGCGCTGGCTGGTACCACCGAGGATTACAACGCGAGCCTGCAGACCGTGACAGCGGAGCCGGTGACCTTGAAAGAGGGTATCTGGCAGAAGCTGCCTTATCCAAACGTGGACGCTGCCAGCCTGGTTGTAACCCTGGAATCAGACGGCACCACCGTACTTGTGCGCGGTACCGATTATGAAGTGGAGGCTGTAAGCGGCTTGATCCGGGCGCTTAATCCTACCGGTGCTGCGGCCGTCACTATCGACTTTGACACTGAGGCATCAACCGGCCAGCGCATTCTGGGTGCCACTGAAATTACCAAAAAGCGTCAGATCATTATGGATGGCAAGAACCTGGTTACCGGCAAGCCTGCCCGCGTGACCATTTTCAGTGCTTCGTTCAGTGCCAGCC